CTTATCGCGTACCCACTGCGAGAAATTCGACTTTCTGGCTGCTAAGTCCCAAGATGTTGGGTCTAGAGTGATGAGTTTTTGTCTCATATTTACTAGGAAATTGGCATTTCGTATATATATATCGCAAGAAAGCCCATGGGCTATCCCACGAAAATTAGTAGTATGGTTGCTATGCCATGGGGGTGGTGGTGATAAGGAACTTGGAGGTGGACACTCCCTCCGTGAGCCTCCGGGACTCGCTTCGCTCGCGAAGATAAGCAGAGGGGCTGTAAAACAGTGTAATTTATACACCGGGTTTGCATGGGGTAGCCATGGCAACAGCAAAAACTGGTAGTTTTTATTTGACCGAGACAGTAACTTTAGCATCAACAGTAACAAATGGACAGCGTGTTCAAGGATCTATTGACCTTGGCGCATATGTCAATGTAGCTACAGGACAAGCAATTGCTGTAGAATCCGTAGATTTTGTATTCCAGGCGGGTACAGATTACGGACAAGCAGCAGATGATTTCCTAGACGCTAACGGTTCAATATCAGTTCAACTGAGTGATTTGAACCCAGGAACAGCACTAATTCGTGCTGATGACCAATCCCTGATCGCTAGTGGATCTATGAACATCGATAACACAAACAACATCGTTTCTCATGCTGCTGACCTTTACCCTGACAACTTTGGCCCAACTTCTCTTAGTGAGGCTTTCCTAGTAGTCAATGATACGCTTTACTTAGTTGCAGGCCCTGACAGTGCAGGTATTGGTTCACTAGATGTCTATGTAACTGCTAGAATTAAGTGCAGAGTTGCTAAACTATCCTCTAAGGATTGGATGGCAATTGCAATCCAGTCGACAGCCTCAGATAACTGAGGTGATTGATTGGCTTGTGAAACCTGCAAATTACTCAAGGAGTTGCTAGAAAGTGCTGGCGTTCCTACTGGCATTGCTAAAGAAGTTGGCAATCTTGCCGCACCTGTTGAGAAGAAAGTCAAGCGGAAAGCGAGTGCTTACAGTATCAAGTACGGTAAGGCTTTCAAGCGAGTCGCTGGAAAATACAAACTCAAGTCAGGAAAGTGGGCAAAGAATGGATTTAAGCGAGCACAAAAAGCCGCCCACAAACTAGCGAAAACAATGAGGTGATTATATGGTAGACGAGAAAACTAGCACTAGAGCTCTAACTGGATCTAGGAGATTACACAAATCTATTCCAGGTCTAAATGTTGATTTTGATGCTGATACAGGTATGTGGAATACTCCTTACCCTGGATCTCTACCTTGGCTTCTAGTTCCTGGTGCATTCTCTTCCTGGTATGTAGAAGATTATCTAGATACTTCAGGATATACAAGAGATCAACTTACTACTGTTCCTCGCGCAGTATATACTCAGCAAGCAGGTAGAGTTGGTTTTGCTCAGCCAGGTAATACTAGACTGGTTACTTTTGAAATGGTACTAACTGATCGCTTAACAGATGTTCTAGGATTTGTAAATGAGTTTACAGCTGCAAATGCTACTATACCTGGATTCCCTACATCTACCTACGATTGGTCACAAGTAATGTTTGGTCGTTACAGACAATATACTGGAATTAACCAAGCTGCTGCTGTTCAAGATGTATTTGGTGTAGTACAAGATGATGCCTTTGGTTCTTTAGAGCCTACCACTGCAGATAAGTTGTGGATCTACAAGTTTGCAATTGTTCTAGGTACTCCGGCGGCTGAGTTTGTGGCTCAATTGCGTGTACCGCCATCGAGAATCATTGCTGATGTTGATATTGTGAAAGAAGAAGAATTAGAGTTCATGATGAGACAAAAGAGAAGCTACGAGTTAACTAATTACTAGGTGAAACTTATGGCTACCTTGTATGGAGTTACTCCTGGTCAAAAACTCGGTGAAGATTTTAGATTCAAAGATGGATCATATTCTTCTTTTGGTTGGGACATCAATTTTTTAGATCTGCCAGTTTATCGAGCAGACACAAAAGAAGAGTTCCTAATGGACGCTGCTTTTTTAGCTGGTACAATTGTTACTGGTGGTTGGCAATCAGGGTTAAGATACGCTGGTTCCAAATTAGAATCAGATCAGTAACTAATACTCAGAGAGTTTTCTTTGACCTTTACCTGCTTCCCAATCTTTGATCGCCTTGGTAACATAAGGAACACACATCATACAGATCGCATGATGTTCCCCTGGATTATGTCTACTAGGAAAGAACTTGAAAGTTGCTTGCATATATCCAATCTGTTTACAACAAAAGCATTCAAACATTGTAATTCGCCTCCAAGAAGTTCCAAATCGCTTTGTGAGTCCATTCGTTATTGTTGCCCATTAGAAACTTAAGACAATCTCCCGGATGATATCTCCACATGGATTCTTCATGATTGATAACAAATATACCGCCATGTTCTGATCTAAACAATTGGATAAAATATCTACTTCCATCTCCCGGTTGGAAATCAAAGGATCTCATTCTTCTTCGCCTCCTAATAAATCATCGTGATAAATACAATACTTTGTGTTTCGATATGTTTTAGATCTACATTCAGCAATGATACAAGTGTTTCTTTGTCTATGTTCTTGCCTTCGGTTGTCTTCTGATCGTAACTTATCGCGTACCCACTGCGAGAAATTCGACTTTCTGGCTGCTAAGTCCCAAGATGTTGGGTCTAGAGTGATGAGTTTTTGTCTCATATTTACTAGGAAATTGGCATTTCGTATATATATATC